TCCCTTATGGCGGGTGCAACGGTCGTTGTATGCTTTGATGGCGATATAGTCGGCAACGCTGGCATAAGTCTCAGCGCTTCGCAGCTAAAGGGAGCTCTAAGCACACAACGCCCAGACCTAAACATCGTATTCCCGCTGGTTCCACCCACACCTAGAGGGGTGGGTTGGGACGATTGGGCTGTTAGTGTCGGCCCAGAGCTGCAAGCCAAGTGGTTAGAGGTGCTTGACGAAGAGGGGGTAGACGTAGTAGACGTGCTGCCCATAGAGTATCTCACCTCTAAGTTCGGTGCTTCCTTCGAAGTAACCCAAAAGACCATACGATTAGAGCAAACGGTGGACAATTACCAGCGATTGCTACGCTTTCCACGCTGGGCAGACTACTGCCAAGACACCAATGGCGATGTTTACAACGGTCTGGACTACGTTGGGGACGCCAATGACCTAGTGGTGGAGTATCTCTGCTGGTTGGAGCGCAGCGTGTGCAGAGGCTACGGCTCCAGGATCAGCGAGCGCCGTGTAGTCCACGCTGTGAAGGGGTGGTTGGGGGAGCATGAGCGCCCCATAGTGCTAGACCTACTCCGCACTCTGCCCCCAGTGGGGTTGGATCAGGCCAAGGCAGCAGCTCGGCGCTTGGTTACAGATGGTCTGCGGGTGATTGGCCCCATGACTGAAGATGAAACAGTGGATACCGTGCTCCGCGTATTCCGTGACATGGCACTCCGCTGGGGCACTGATCGTGATGTAGATGTGCAGTGGGTGTGGGCTATCGTTGGCCCCACCGGCTGCGGCAAGAGTGAATTCCCCAACCAACTGCTCGGCACTCTGCGCGACATGGGATACCGCAGGCCGCTCAACACTAAGTTCGAAAAGATTGGCAACAGGGCCAACATTACCGAGTATGTGCGCGTGTCTCGTGATAACTTAGTGGCGATGGTTGACGACTACAAGCCAAGCGAGGTAGCCGCTCGTGAGGTTGAGAACAACCTGTACAGCCTGACCAGTATGCGGGTCAACAACCAGCGCAACAGTCACGCAGAGCGTGGTAGTGACCAGATGCTACATTCAGTCTACTTTCTGACAACCACGGATACCAACAGACAGTTTCTCCGCAGCAACGAGGACAGTGGTGAGCGCCGGTTCATACCAATGGAGGTGGAGGGGCATATGCCGCTTGGTGAGCGCATGGTTGGGGATCGGGATATAATCCAGCAGTGTGGTGCTGAGCTCTTAGCGTGGGTAGCTCACGGCGGTACGGTGGAGGGCAGCGCCACTGAGTACAGCGAGCGCTATGTTAAGCGATACATAAGGCAGAGCGCAGCGCTCAGCAGCTTAGGTGAGAGGCGTCTTAATTGGGAGCACATAGAGAATGACATGAAGCTATGGTATCGGGAGGGCACTGGTGACTACCGCTTTGCGCTCCCATCTATGCGCGGGTTGCTAATGGCGGATGGGAAGCATAGCCAAGTTGAGCGCGCAGATATAGACCAGTTGATCGAGGCGTGTGGCGCTAAGGCAATCGGCAAGTCCCGATGCTGGATAGCGCAGGGCAAGGAAGTTTTAAAGGATAGCGCGTGGGCAGTGGCGGACTTAAAGCAGTTTATTTTGAACCTACAGGAGCGCATCTAGTGTGGGGGTGTGTGGGTGGGTGTGGGGGGTTGCCCCCACAGCTGGGAGGCACGGGGCACTAGGGGCCAAGCATTCCTGTGGGGGTGTGTGGGGGTAAATAAATATTTTTTTAAATGCTCCTTGTTTTGATGTAAACTCTGTAACTAGCACTTTCCATAGGGATTACTTTTAACACCCCCCGCACCCCCACAACCCCCACAGTCGGCATTGAGTTTTTAGTGCTAAGTTTTTGGCTTTTCCCGCTTTCTCACGCCGCTCCCTCCGCCGAGAACCAAGACCAGAGCACTAAGATCTGCCTCGCTTAGATCAACCCGACTCAGTCCAAAGAGCTGAGCACTCAGAGCTGAGCACTCGGCTCCCAAGAATCCAAAAGACCGATTCCATCCCCATCCTCCCCCTCCACTCAGCGCTCGGTCGCTTCCATCCACGGAGCTGAGCGACTCGGTCACTCAGTCGCTTAGAGCTGATCGCTAAGAGCGACGAGCTCGGTCGTTTCACTCCCCCTCCCTCGGTCACTCAGCGCTCAGCTCTAGGTGATAAACAATCTCAGTTCTCACAGAACCGATTGGCGAGTCCCTCGGTTCCCGGCGCTGAGCGCCGAGCACAGCTTTGTTGTCGCTGCGCTCCTCTGTTATAGAAATGTTGTTGTCGCTTCGCTCCACAGTCTCAAGAGCGTTTTTTAAAAAGCCTAGTCCTGCGTCTGTTATGCACAGGCGCGGCAGCGGCGCATCATGTGTATAACTTAGCGCCCTCCGCCCATGTGGGTAAGTCTACGTTTTATACACAGTCGCTGACGCTCTGTGCATAAAGCCTCAACTTACCCACATGGGCTGCGGTCGCTAAGTTATCCACAATCTGCGCCGCTGCCGCGCCTGTGCATAACTCCACCCCTGTGCATAACCTTATCCACAGGGGTGGCCGGTGCTACTTATCCACAGGGCGGTTGTAGTGCAGTGTCAAGTGGCCCCGCGCCACCATGCCCAGCAGGTCTGGCACTGTTATGCCTGCCAGCTCAACCAGTTGCTGCAGCTCCTCAAGTGTATGCGGGTACAACTCCGCATAGCTCAGGCGTCGCCCTTCAATGTGTACCTTGTCGGTCGCAACCCATTCACGCGCACCAAACAGCGCAAAGTCACATGGCAGCTCGGGGTAACTGGTAATTTCAAAAGTAAACATGGCAAAGCTCCAAATAGTTGTGGCCCTTTCGGGCCACATGGGGGTTACGGGTTATCAATACAGGCTGCTAGTGCTATCAGCACCAGCAGCAGCACCAGCATCACTCAAACACCGCGCCAAAGGTGCGTAACCACCCTGCAGCGCTCATTCCGGTGCCCTTTGGTGCCTTGCCCCGCGCCTTGTGTGCCTTTTGCTCGGCAGCCAGTGCCAGCGCCAGCACTTGCGGGTAAGTCGCGCCCTCGTCATGCTGCAGCGCGTCCCACACGGCGGCAGTTATAGTCCCTTCCCGCCCCGTATAGGGCTTGGTAAACCCTGTTAGCTTGCGTGCGTCACCCATAGCTGCAAAGCGTGCCTCCTGCTTTGCTACAACAGCGTCATATTCCGCTGGGGTAATGTACTCTACCTGTGCAACTGGCAGGGTGGCTTCAACAGCTTGTGCAGCTTGTGCGCGGGTTGCGCGGGTCTTACGGGCTTGTGCAGTCATGGTATATCTCCAGATATGGGCTGGGCGGTTGTGCCTCGCTTCCATGTGGCCCATTGTACGGCATGGTGCCCCCTTGTCTAATACCGTGTTGGTCTAAGCCGCACGTTTCATATAACCATAATAATCCACAGTGGTTATCCACAGGTGTATAACTTTATCCACAGCCCCCCGCTTTGCAACTGGGCCTCGCTACGCTCGGCACGTTGCCGACTTGCAGTCGTTATACACTGACGTGTATAACCTTATACACACTGACGTGTGCATAAGGCCGCCGCCCTCGCTGCGCTCGGGTGTACACACTGACGTGTGCACACAGTTATACACACTGACGTGTGCATAACTGCGAAGAGCAAACCTATACACTACGTGTATAGCTCCCCGAGCGTGTCGGTTATACACTACGTGTATAACTGCACACAGGCTGAAGCCTGTGCACACCTTATACACACTGACGTGTGCATAAGGCGACGGGACTTAACTCCCCCCCTCCATACAGGCAACAAGTGGGGTGGCCAAGCTTTGCCTCCCCACCCTCCCAAATTATGACCAATTCTCTAAGAAATCAGATGCTGAGAACTGAGAAGGCACCACACTAAGAACTCAGATGCTGAGCACTGAGAAGGTAGCACTGAGATGCTTGGTGCAGTGTGCAGTGTGCAGTGTGCAGTGTGCAGCCCCACTAAAAGCAGCCAGCACCCCACACAGGACGCTGCTCCTGCAACGCTACGCGCAAAGTAATACCCTAGTAGCCCAAAGCCCCAGCACAACGCGCACAGCGCAGCGCAGCAGCCCTTGCACCCCCCTCCCAACGCTGCTATACTTCCCCCAATCCTCCATACTAGAGCTTACCTCCCATGGACTTCGACGTAGCACTACAGAACCAGCTCTCAGAACGGCAACGGAAGAAATCCGGCAACGTGGAGCGGGTGTACTCCCGCCGCCAGATAGAGCAGGCATTCCTAGAGAGCTTCGAGATGGTGGGGGGTGTCCCACGGCTGGCCATCTGGGCCAACGACCCTGCGAACTACGGTGAGTTCCTCAAGCTGATGATGAAGCTGGCCCCACGCGAGGCCACGGGTCAGATGCTGGGGCAAGTGATAGAGTACCGGACCAACGTCCCCACCTCCCCACTGAACCGTCCAGCGCCGCCGCAGGAAGCTGAGGAAGGAGTGCTGATCGATGCCGATGAGTAAGGGTATTCCCGAGATGATGTGGGGTCAAGTGCCGTCAAACATGCGGCTGTACGCTGAGTCGCTGGCCGGTAAGGAGGGTCCCATCACCGAGGCTGACTTCTCGGAGTCAGACCTGGAGGCGCTGCGCTCGGCAGTACGCGCTGCCAGTGAGCGGGGGTCTAAGGACTACTTTAGCTACGAGGATTACCCAGCTACGGAGGACCCTCAACAGGGTGCTTGGTTGGACACAGTGAAGTCCAGCTTTACAGACCCGAGTTTTAGGGGGCAGACTTCTGTGGGGCAGGGGAACTATCACACCGACCCTGCTGGCAACACCATCGCTACCGACACCTACGACTGGAACGCCGCCAAGCAAGCGGCTGAGCTGCCTACTGGGGACAAGCTGGCACTCATAGTGCAGTCTTTGCGAGACCCGCTGGAGATTGGAAACCTGATGGGGAACCTTGCCGGTGGGTCACGCCCCACCAAGATTAATCTTGGTAAGCTTCCATGAGCAATAAGCAGGTAATCACATCCCTGTACGAGCCGCGAGCACATGCGGTTCCCTTCCACGCCCGTGCCGAGCGTTTTGCCATTATGGTGGAGCACCGGCGAGCTGGGAAGACTGTTAAGTGCATCAACGACCTGATTGACAAGGCGATGCAGTGTCACCTCCCGTATCCCAAGTATGCCTACATCGCGCCGTTCTACTCGCAGGCTAAGAGCGTGGCGTGGGTTTACCTCAAGCATTACACTGAGGGCATTGCCGAGAAGGTGATGGAGTCTGAGCTTAGTGTCCTGCTCAAGAACGGGGCCATCATCAGGCTGTTTGGTGCCGACAACCCCGATGCGCTGAGGGGTAACTACTTTGACGGAGTGATCCTGGACGAGTACGGGGACATGCAGCCACGGCTGTTCGGCGAGGTAATCGCCCCTGCGCTGGCCGACCGCAAGGGGTGGTGCGTCTTCATCGGTACGCCCAAGGGTCCCAATCACTTTAAGAAGCTGTGGGAGGACGCCGCTGGCGACCCCCGCTGGTTCAAGCAGATGCTTAGAGCCTCAGAGTCTGGGATTATCGACACAGACGAACTGGAGATGCTGAGGAACCTTCCAGGCTCAGACGACAACACCTTTGCCCAAGAGTTTGAGTGTGACTTTAACGCCGCCGTGAGGGGTGCGTACTATGGTAATCAACTCAACGACATGGAAGCAGCGGGGCACATGGGCCTATTCCCATACGATCCGGCCCGTCCTGTTCATCTTAGTTTTGACATCGGCTATTCTGACGACACTTCTATTTGGTTTTACCAGACTGATGGTAAGAATATACGAGTTATAGACTTCTTCACGGTAGCGGGGTACTCCGTCGATGACATCCTCACCGAGCTCAGTTCGCGGCCTTACGCCTACGGAGTGTTTCACCTGCCACACGACGCGGCTAACAAGAGCTTCCAAACAGGGAAGTCTGTGCGAGAACTGTTTATCTCTGCTGGATGCACAGTCCGAATGGTTCCGAACCTCAGCGTACAGGACGGCATCCAAGCTGTACGTAAGACTTTACCCAACGTGCAGTTCAACACCGCCGTCCCCGCCGTCCGACAAGGTGTGGACGCTCTGAAAGTCTACCAGCGGGAGTGGGACGACAAGAAACAGGTCTTCAAAGAGCAACCTAAGCACGACTGGGCCAGTAACCCTGCCGACAGCTTCCGATATCTAGCCCTTGCCGTGAACCCTGCCAGCGCCAAGCGCGAACAGGTCGTAATAAAGACTATGAAAGTACAACCAGTATCA